TATTACTAGCAGAGTTACCTCCACCATTTCTACGCATTACAGTCTTCATGAGAGATACTAGTCTCTTAGAAAACTGGCCAGCGGTAGCATCGCTATCGTATACAACGATATTGCGATCAACACCAGCAGCTAGAAGGGTGTGCCAACCGTCATCATTCATCTTCTTGACGAAAGAACCCTCTAGAACTTCCATAGCACGACCAACAACATCCCAACGAGCATCACGAGCATACTTTAGAAGATAATCAATTGAGGCACCAATATCATAGGTTGGAACCATGACATAATCGCCCTCAACATGACGCTCTGGAACGTATCCGTGATTAGGGATGGTGTAGGCAACGAAATCTTTTTCAGTGCCTGGAGCAAGAAAATCGAGTGGAAATTCTGGAGTAGCACTTTGAGCAAGTTGAATTGGCTCGAAAATACCGTCGAGAATGTCACCACTTAATAGACCTTGACGTAGTGGTAGCTCAAGAGCTTTTGCAAATTCTGCACTAGCAGCAAGAGATACTTCTCTATTAGCAGAACCAGATTTTACCAAAAGATCGGTAAGTTCTGGTGTAGGTTTAAAGTTTTTTGTATTAACTTCTGACATAAGTTTTCTCCCTGTTATTAAGATTTAATTAGCGAATATTGACTGAAACTTTGGCATAACCATCGGCATCCACACTACTGAGGAATGAGCCGATTTGCACAGCGTTTGTGCTGCTGGTTGAAATAACACCATTAGCACCAACATAAGCTCCACTACCAGCACTAGGTGTACCAGCAACCAGATTTGTGGTTACTTCACCGATTCTGAGTAGTGTTACCTTGCCACCAACCTGTACCTCGTCCTTATGCCAGTTAATATGCTGTCTAGTAAGATCGAGATTAACAACATCGTTAAGTAAAACGCCTACAGGAAGAGCACCGCTAGCTGCAGAAGCATAAGCCACAACAGCACCAGCGTCATCCATTGCTACGCCTGAGCCACTGGTAACAGTAGAAACTACGCCACCACGAGCGCCGGTTGTATTCATGAAAAATGATACATCAGTAAGTACTTCAATTCTATCAGGTTTAAGAGCCATATTATTCTCCCTTATTAAGTTTTTTGCCTAGTCTAGCACATACGAATTCAAGAAGTTCAGCACGAGTAGCCTCTACAGATGATCCCTGCTCAGAGGCAACTGATAGATTTACTGTTTCTACAGCTTCTACATTATCTAGAAGTTCTGGAGTAACTGTTTCTGTTGCTGTTTCTGTTACGGGAACAATTTCTGCTACGGTCTCGGTTACATTAGCTGTTTTGGTGTTTGCAAAAACTAATCTTAGCGTTTCAAAAGTGGCATCATCCACGTTATCAAGTTTATCAACTGTAGAAGCGGCCAATTCGTTAGTTACACCAAGCTCAACCAAAGTAGCCATTCTTTTGTTTTTCTTTTCTTTCTTCATCATCTCAGCTTCTTTATTCTTGTATGCTGCGATGGTTTCATTGGCTTCAGCTAATGAGGTTTTTGTAGCGTCTAGCTCTGCCATTGTTGTTTTATATTTGTCTTCATATTCTGCTTTCATCATAGCTGCTTTTTCTTCAACCATTTTCATGGCTTTTTCTTCCGCCATTTTCATAGCTTTTTCTTCAAGCATCTTCATTAGTTTGTCTTTGTCTTCCATTTCTGGTGACATAACAGGAGTACCTGCTTCAGTCTCATTAACAATAGTATTTTCTGTAGCCACCGTTTCTGTTTCGACAACTGGTGTGTTAACTGTTTCTGTGGCTTGTGTTTCTGTGCTTTCTAGGGCGACAGAAGTATCTTGTGTTTCTAAACTCATGTCATTGGTCTCCATTATATGGTTTAACTTATCGGGTAATACACCTTCTTTTGAAAAAGAACTATTTTTTTTATCGCATAAACAACTTTTAGAAAAAATAATACTATCTGGATTTGCTGGCTTATCAACAAAACCTTTTCCAGAAAATGTTATATCTCTTAAAACTCGGCCAATTTTATAATTTTCATGCTTGCCCGTACCGCCGTATGCTCTTAAGAATTTTGTTAAATGCGCTGTAGAATTATTGCGTGGTAATATAGAATATTGATTATTGTCAAGATTTAAAACTCCATAATCAAAACCCTTAAAAAAACATTCCATGCTTACAAACTTAGTACCATTTTCAATTTCAGCTATAAGCTTTTCAGCTCTTTCTTTTAGGGCTGTATCAGTAAAGCCACGATATATAACAGAACCTGTTACTATATGAAATTTTTCCGGTAAACTATCTATTGTAGTATCTGGCGGTATTTTATTACCATCTTCATCAATTGGCCAATTTGATGTAATATGACCTATAATAGTACTTTCATCATGTTCTAAATTTGTGGGTTTATCTTCTGGAGAATTTTTAGCTAACCATACTTCTGTTTTATCAAAAATATCATCATTTTTATTCCAAGATGATGTTACTAAAATAGATTGTACATAATATAAATCGATATCATTAAGTGCTGCTTGACTCTTAATAATGCATTTTATTTCTGATTGATCTTTTGATACAATAGGTTCTGCGATAGCAGCATACGAAATAGACGCAGAAGCTTTAATTCTATCGGCTAAACCATCTTGAATTTCTTGCTCAAAAATATTCATATTTAATAAACCTCTATTTATTATTTAAATAAACGTAAAAAGAAGCTTTGGCTTGTTTGACATCATCAATAGATAATTCTGTATTTAAACTAGCTTTTAACTGATTTAACCATACACTATAATCGTCTAATGTTGATAAAACATTGGTATTATTTATGTCCGCAAGCTTATCTTGTACTAGTTGATCAGTAACAGAGTCGAAGGGATTTAAAGAAAATAATATTTGGGTTTTAATTTTATCTAATGATTTTATTTCTTCACTAGATAAACTTCTAAGATTTTTCTTATTATAAAAATCCAGCATAATTGGATTAATAATTTCACTAATCTTGTCTTGAGCATTTGATGCCCATATATTTAAACTAGCTCCAGTCTGTGGACTAAACACCTTAGTTTTACGAGTAGATGAATCCTTACTATTTTTCGGCCTACCCTGTCCAGGCTGCCCAGATAATTGGGGAGACTGTATTGGTGCGCCGCCACCGAATGGCGTTTTTGGTTCTTTAGTTGGTGCTAATTCTTGTTTGATTTCCATAGCATTCTTTTCGCCACCTTTTTTCTTTTCAAGCTCAAGTCCTACCTGACTAGGCGAAACACTTCCACTTTGTAATACAATTTTCTTTAATGAATTTTCTATTTGTGGATCATGCCATGGTCCTGACTTTCTGATCATTCTATTTGTCTTTCTATCTCTATTTTCTCTATTAAGACGATTCTTTTCCATATCAGGATCAAAACCAAAACGACTTTGTAATAATTCATCACTAATTAAATTACGATCTGCTAATTGGATTAATAAAGCCTTCTCTGCATCATCGTTACTGAGATCCATCTTGTCAAACTCTAATTTGGCAGGGTATCTAAAGCCCATAGCCTTTTGAACAAGAGCTATTTCATTTTCCCAGAATTCTGTAAGAATATCACGACCATATTGTAGTCTTTGGGTTAGTGTTTTTAAACTAATAAAATTATTGGTTGTACCAGCAGCGCCGAACGTACCGGTAAGTGTTGGAGGAATACCTAGTCCAGCATATACGCTATTTAAATGCGGAATATATTTACCTTCGCCCAAAAACTGATGAACACTAGTTTTACTTTCTATGAGTTCAATATCTGGACCCCATACAAGGTCCATTGTACCACCACCAACATTATTTCCTAAAATTTGAGCTAGTTTAGCGGCCGCTGCTTTGGTTGGCGCAATTTTATGTTCCAAACTGCCGAGTTTAAAAATGCGAATATTAGAAATAGCCCCATCAAGAGCTGACATATCTGCAAGTTTTAATTTTTCAATTACTGTAATATCATCCATAATAGCATATATCATAGGATATGCCCAAGCCTGCCAATCATCTTTTTTATAATGGAAAACCAAAGTTTTTTCTGGATCTAATGGATATCCTCTTTTTTGTTTAGCCGCCTCAACAATAGAAGGAGGTAGACTATTTACGATTTGTTTTTCTGCGTCCGTTTTAGGATTAAGAATAGCTTTTCTAATAGGAGATGGTAATGAAATTTCTAAAAGTTTTTGCTGAGAAAAAGCCGCTAGTGTTCCAGCAGTAATTTCTACTACTACAGGATCGAGGAAAGTATATCTCCATGGAATTTCTTTTTTTTGTATATTTGGTTCAATATTATCAACAATAATATCAGGAGAAGAAATAGTTTTATATAATTGATCTGCTACTTTTAGGCTAAGCTTACCAGTTTGCCTATTAATAACAA